TGTCCGACGCCCTCGCCCGCCACACCTGACCGCACCAAAGGGGGTGAGCCGCCGTGGCCCGCCCCATCACCGACGCTGACCGCGCCGCCGTCAAGCGGCTGCACGCCCAGGGCGTGAGCCGCAACGACATCGCCCGCAAGCTCGACCGGTCCCCCGCGACCGTGTCGAAGATCGCGAAGACGCTGGGACTCTCGTTCGACCGGGCCGCCGCCGTGGAGACCGCCACCGCCGTACGCAAGGCTGATCTGTCCGCGCGTCGGGCCGCGTTCGCCGAGCGCCTACAGGACATCGCCGAGCGCGAGGCCGACAAGCTCACCGCGCCCACCCTGTACTGGGAGTGGGGCGGCAAAGACCACAAGTACGCCGAGAAGCTAGCCGACGAGCCGATCCCCGCGGACCGCCGCGCCATCATGGGCGTGATCTCGACCGCGCTCGACCGGTCGCTGAAGCTGGTACCGCCGAAGGATGACGGCGCCGCCGAGTCCCGGAGCGTGATCGCCGACCTTATGGCCGGCCTCGCCCGCGACTATGCCGCCCGTCACGGCGGGCCGCCCCCGGAGCACGAGGAGCCGGAGGCCGCCGACGATGACGCGTAGCCTCGCCCTGTCCCCCAAGCAGGTCGACAGCATCCTCGAAGCGCGCGCGTTCCAGAACATCTGGGAAGGCAGCGTCCGCAGCGGAAAGACCATCGCGTCGTTGCTTCGGTGGCTGGACTTCGTGGCCAACCGGCCCGAGGGCGGCGAACTGGTCATGGTCGGCCGCACCCGCGACAGCCTCGCCCGGAACGTGTTCGGCCCGCTCACCGACCCGGCAGTCTTCGGGCCGCTCACGCGCGATATCCACTACACGAGCGGGGCGCCCACGGCGATCGTGCTAGGGCGCACCGTGCATTGTCTCGGCGCCAACGACGCCCAGGCCGAGCCCAAAGTGAGGGGCCTCACGTGCGCGGGCGCGTACGTGGACGAGCTGACCACCCTCCCCAAGAGCTTTTACGACCAGCTCACCGCCCGGTGCTCTGTGCACGGGTCGGCGATCTTCGGCACGACCAACCCGGACAATCCGAACCATTGGGCCCGTAAGGAGTATTTGCTCCGTCCGCGCGAGCAGCGGCTCAGGTCGTGGCACTTCGTCATGGACGACAACCCGGGGTTGTCCGACGCGTACAAGAACAGGCAGAAGGCCGCCCACCGGGGCCTGTTCTACAAGCGCGCCGTTTTGGGCCTGTGGGTCATGGCGGAGGGCGCCATCTACGAGGCGTACGACGAAGCCACCCACGTCGTGGACACCCTCCCGGAGATGCGCCGCTACTGGCTCGGCATGGACTACGGCACCGTGAACGCCACGTCCGTGATCCTGCTCGGCGAGGGCGTCGACGGCCGCCTGTACGCGTGCGCCGAGTGGCGCCACGACTCCCGCCAGGCACAGCGGCAGATGACCGACGCCCAGTACTCCGCAGCGATCCGGGCATGGTTGGCCGACTACCGGCCGCCCGGCGCCCCCGACACCGCGCCGCGAGGCGTCGTCCCCGAGTGGTCGTTCGTGGACCCGTCCGCCGCGTCGTTCCTCACCCAGGCGTACGAGGACGGGTTCCCCAACCTCGCCCGCGCCACGAACGACGTGGTGGACGGCATCCGCAGCGTGGCAAGCCTGCTCGCCGCTGGCCTGCTCCGCATCCACCGATCCTGCACCGGCCTGCTCGACGAGCTACCCGGCTACGTGTGGGACGAGAAAGCCGCGGAGAAAGGCGAGGACCGCCCCGTGAAGCTCAACGATCACTCAGTGGACGCGCTCCGGTACGCCGTCCACTCCACCGCCCACGAGTGGCGGCACCTGCTCACCCTCGCCGCCTAGGAGACCCGTGCCCGTGCGCCTGCTGCTGCCCGTACGCCTCGCCATCGGCGAGCACACCGTCGACGCGGGCACCCTCGAAATCGACGCCCGCCAGCCGGTCGGCCCGCAGATCAACGACGCTCTACGCGACCTCGCCGCCGCCATCCGCGCCGCCGCCGACGACGAGGACCAGGAGGTGAGCCCCGATGGCACTCCCTGAACAGGGCACCGCATGGCCGCCGCCGCGGTGGGCCCCGATCTACGCACAGATGCGCGTCGATGACGCGTGGTACAGCGGCGACCGGAAGCGCCTCGCCCAGGTGTACGGCACCCACGCGCAGCCCGCGGAGCGCCGCCGGCTGTGGGGCCGCCGTACGGCCGAGCCGCACCCCGGCCGCCCCGACCACCGGCTACACGTCCCCCTCGCCGGCGACATCGCCGCCACGTCCGCTGATCTGCTGTTCGCGGACATGCCGAGGGTCACCGTGGAGAACACCGCCACACAGACGCGGCTTGAGCAGCTGCTCGACGAGGGCCGCGTTCAACAGGTTCTCCTGTCAGGTGCCGAGCAGGCCGCCGCGCTCAGCGGTGTGTTCCTGCGCGCGACGTGGGACCGCGACCTTGTGCCGCGCCCGTTCCTCACCGTCGTGCAGCCCGACCAGGCCATCCCAGAGTTCCGGTTCGGGATGCTGCGCAGCGTCACGTTCTGGCGTGAGCTGGACGGCTCGACGCCGGCCGTCGTGTGGCGGCACATCGAGCGGCACGAGCCCGGCCGCATCGTGCACGCCCTGTACGAGGGCACCGCCGACAGCATCGGCCGCCGGGTGCCGCTCACCGAGCACCCCGACACCGCCGACCTCGCCGGCAGCCTCGACGCCGACGGCGACAGCATCGCCACCGGCATTCAGCCGCTCACCGCCGCCTACGTGCCGAACATGCTGCCCAACCGGCTCCACCGCGCCGCGCCGATCGGGCGCAGCGACTACGCCGCCCCGGTCTACGATCAGTTCACCGCGCTGGACGAGGTATGGACATCGTGGATGCGCGACATCCGCCTCGCCCGCGCCCGCCTGATCGTCCCGGACGGGTACCTACGCGGGAACGGGCCCGGCGGCGGGGCGACGTTCGACCACGACCGGGAGGTCTGGACGACGCTGCACATGCCGCCGAACGACGGCGCAGGCATCACGCTCAACCAGTTCGACATCAGGGTCGAGGAACACCAGCGCACCACCGAAGCCCTGATGCGGCAGGCCGCCCAGTCCGCCGGCTACTCCCCCCAGAGCTTCGGCCTGGACGGCGAGGGACAGCCGGTCACCGCGACCGAGGTCAACAGCCGCGACGCCCGGTCGATGGTGACCCGCCGCAAGAAGTGCGGCTACTGGGGCGACCCGGTCGCCGACATGTGTTACGTGCTGCTGCTGCTCGATGCGGCGCACTTCGGCAGCAGGGCCGAGCCGGAACGGCCCCGCGTCGAGTTCGGTGACGGCGTCGCCGAGAGCGAACAGCAGACGGCAACCACGCTCGACCTGCTCGCCCGCGCCGGGGCCGTATCGACCGCCACCAAGGTCAAAATCCTGCATCCCGAGTGGGACGACACCGCCGTACAGGCCGAAGTCGCCGCGATCCTCGCCGAGACCGGCGCCGCCGTACCCGACCCGGTCGGCACATTCCCGATGTGAAGGAGCACCAGCATGCCCGCGCCCCCATGGCGACTTGACGACGCTGAAGCCCTCGCATGGCTGGTCGGCCTTGACACCGCCACCGCAGACGCCGTCATTACCGACCCGCCATACAGCAGCGGCGGCATGCTTCGATCGGACCGCACCGGCACCACCCGCAAGAAGTACGCGCGCTCAGACAGCCGCACGGCCGCCGCCGACTTTCACGGTGACAACCGCGACGCCCGATCGTGGGCGTACTGGATGACGCTCTGGCTCAGCGAGGCCGCCCGTGTGGTCAAGCCCGGCGGGGTCTGCGCTCTGTTCACCGACTGGCGCCAACTTCCCGCCGCAACGGATGCCCTACAGGCCGGGGGGTGGGTGTGGCGGGGCGTAGTTCCGTGGATCAAGCCGGACGCCAGGCACCAGCGAGGCCGCTACGCACAGGCCGCGGAGTTCCTTGTATGGGGGACGAACGGGCCTCGCCCGATCGAGGGCGACACCCTGCCGGGGTATTACCTCGCCCGCTCACCGCGCGCCGCCGAGACTGGCCCCAACCAGCGGCAGCACCTCACACAGAAGCCACTCGACGTAATGCGGTCGATCGTGCAAATAGTCGAGCCGGGGGGCCTGCTGCTCGACCCGTTCGCAGGCGCAGGGACAACCCTGCTCGCCGCCGCAATGGAGGGCCGCCGCGCGTGGGGGTGCGAGAACCACCCCGGACACGCTGCGGGGGCCCGCACGCGCATTGGGCGTGCCCTTGAGCAGGGCGTGTTGTCGTAGATGTGAGGGGGTGAGCCCGTGCCCATCCATCCCGGCATGGTCGAACCCCTCGCGGAGCGGACGCGGGACCTGTACGCCGACGCCGAGGAGCGGCTACTCGGCATCATCGCCCGGCAGCTCGCCGCCGGCCTTGACGCTCCGGGGTGGGTTGAGCGGAAGCTCGCCGCCGTCCAAGCCGTTCGCCGCGCCTCACAGGCCGTGGTCGACGAACTCGGCAAGGCCGTGAGCCTCGACGTGTTCGACGCGGTCGCCGACGCATACAACCAGGGCCACCGCGCCGCGGTCGCCGAGCTGGGCGCCCTGTCCGACGACGACCGCCGCCAGGCCGACGACGTGATCCCCCAGGCGCAGGCCGTCGACCGCCTCGCACAGGAAGCGGTCGACGTGGTCACCTCGACACACCGCAGCATCCTGCGGGCCCTGGTCGACGGCTTCCGCCAGGTCGTCGCCGAGGTCGCCGCCACGCCCCTACTCGGCACCGGCACCCGCCGCCAGGCCGCACAGGACGCCATGCACCGCTGGGCGGACCGCGGTATCACCGCGTTCACCGACCGCGCCGGCCGCCGCTGGCAGCTCACGTCATATGCGGAGATGGCGGTACGGACCGCCGTCGGCCGGGCCGCCACCGAAGCGCACATGCGCACGCTCACCGAGCACGGCGTCGATCTGGTCGTCGTCTCCGACTCGCCGCGCGAGTGCCCCCTCTGCCGCCCGTGGGAGGGCCGCGTACTTACGATCGGCGGGCCCGCGGGGGCGCGCACGGTCGAGGTCGAGCACGCGGTCGAGGACGGCCGCATGGTCCCCGTACGCGTCGCTGGCAGCCTCGACGAGGCCCGCCTCGCCGGGTTGCAGCATCCCAACTGCCGCCACAGCATCTCGGCGTACACGCCCGGTATCACGCGCGTCGAGCAGGCCCGCAGCGACCCGGCCGGGTACGAGGCCGGACAACGTCAGCGCGCCATCGAGCGGAACATCCGTAAGTGGAAGCGCGTCGAGGCCGCGAGCGTCGACCCTGCCGCCCGGCGGGCCGCCGCCGCCAAGGCCCGACAGTGGCAGGCCGCCATGAGGGCCCACCTCGCCGCGCACCCCGACCTACGCCGCACCCGCGTGTGCGAGCAGGTAGGCGCCGGCAACCTCCCCGACCCGCGCGCCACCGCGCCCGCGCCCGAGCAGATCGAGCGGGCCCGCGTGTGGTCCGGCGACGAGCAGACGCTACGGGAGATGTCCGACGACCAACTCGCCGCCGCACTCCGCACGCCGCTGGACGACCGCGCCCGCCGCAGGATCGAGGCCGAGACAGACCGCCGCGACCTCGCCGCGCTGCTCGACCGCGCCGCACCGCGCGGGCGCCTGTCCGACGACCTGCTCGCTCTGTCCGACGACGACCTCGCCCGCCTGCTGCCGCACCTCGACGCGTCCGACACCGTGCGCGTCATGGCCGAGCTGCACCGCCGCAACCGCGCCGCCAGCCTGCCGGGCGTCCGACCGGATCTTGTCAGCCTGTCCGACGACCAGCTCGCCGCCCGCTACACGACCGCGCCACTCGACCAGGCCGCCACGCTCGCCGAGGCCGCCCGCCGCGACCTGCTCGCCCGCCTGTTCCCCGGCGGACAACTCCGCGCTGATCTGTCGGACGTGTCCGACGACGACCTCGCATGGGCCATGCAGTACGCCGAGCCCAGCGAGCTACTACGGATCGCCGCCGAGATGGACCGCCGCGAGACGGTCGATCTGCCCTCGCCGTCCGACACGGGCGACGCCGTCGCCGACATGCTCGCCGACCGCGACGCCCTCGCCGCCGCCATGGGCCCCGCCCCGGACCCGGAAGGGTGGGGCGCCCTCGCCGACGACGAGTCGTTCGCCGCGGAGGCCGCCGCCCTTGCCGCCGTCCACGAGGAGGAGGGGGGCGACACCGACGAGCGGCGCACCATTACCCGCCGCGAGGCCCGCGCCCTGTACGACGAGTACGTGTATCGGCAGTACCTCGCCGCCGAGGAGGACTGCCGCGGCTACCTGCTCAACAAGAAGGCCGCCGCCGCCAAGATCGACCCCGTCAGTCTGTTTTCCGGGCCCGCGCGCATCGCGTACGCGCGCGCGTCGGACGAGCTGAAAGAGTGGTGGGCCCAGCACGGCAGGCTCACCCAGGCGGAGTTCATCGAGCAGGTAGTCGGCCAGCCGCAGCGGTGGGCGTCCGGCGCCCGCAAGAACGAAGCCGACCAGCAGAACAAGAGGTGAGCCCGTGGGTACGCGCGAGGACATCGTGAGAGCCGTGCAGGCCGGCCGCGAGGCAGGCGAGCGCGGCGACCCGCCGACCGTCTGCCCGTACCCGCGCACGTCCACGCTGCGCACCGCGTGGATACGCGGCTACGCCGAGACCCGCCGCCCGGCCGTACCGCCGGACGACGCCGCATAGACCACCAGCACCACCCCGAGGGGCCCGCCAGGCGCGGGCCCCTTTTCGCATGTCCGCATCCACGCGGAGCGCCAGGCGCGCCCGCCCTGACACCGTCCCAGGAGGACCC